AAAATTAACAAACATTTCTTTATATCTTTAAAATGAAATTCAAATTTTATAAACTATCAAAACATTCTAACTATGGTTTAATCATTAAACATTCTAACTTGCGTTAATGGCTTTCTCCAAGATACTTGTTTTTTATACCTTCTGACATCACTTCCCGTATCTAACATTTTAGAACATGAATATGAACTAAATGAATTTACCCACCAGAGAATTATAATAACAAATACACACATTAAAATTAACCATCCAATCCATTTAAGAATAACCGATTTATTTGATTCTTTCTTAACTATAACAACGCCTCGATATTCCTCAACTACAGAAGGTTTATTTGATATTTTTTGAACATGTATATTATCATGTAAGGAATGCTTTACTACATTATCATGAATGCCTAGAGGAGCTGTTTTATTAAAGTCATTAGTTGATATTGTATTTTGTACATTGTATGATTTGTTTTCTGGTTCCAAGTTATCAGGTCTATTAATCATTGAATCGGTAGTATCCTTCTTCTCCATTAATTCAGTATTATCCATTTTCTCCATTAATTCAGTATTATTCATATTACCTTTTGGCTTCTCAATATTTATTTCAAATAAGCTACTGGGAGAAACATTATTATCCGATTGCATTTCCATACTTTGAGAAGGTTCTACTGCTGGAGAACCAAAACTCTGAGTAGACTGCCTAGACTGTATTGGAGAACTTAAACTCTGAGTAGACTGCCTAGACTGTGATGGAGTATTAAAACTCGGTGTAGACTGTGTTTGAGTATTAGAACTCGGTGTAGACTGCCTAGACTGTATTAGAGTATTAGAACTCGGTGTAGACTGCCTAGACTGTATTAGAGTATTAGAACTCGGTATAATAGGCTGTGTTTGAGTATTAGAAGAAGTGGTGTTTTTATTTTCCATTATCTATATTAGACTATTTTTAATCATATATAATTTTTATATTTTAATAATATTATCAGATGAGAACTCTGTTTTCTCTCTTGGATAACCTTTACAATTGCTATACATTATTACATCATTCATTTTAAAATGTTCATTGATATGCCTATGTCCCCATGCCCATAATACTATAGGAGGACGAATTATTTCGGTGCAATCTGTCATATATGCATGATCTGTTTTTCTTCTTACTCCCTTTGAAGAAATAAATGGACAATGATGTGTAAGAATGATAGCCTTCATTTTGAATTGCTCTGCCTTCTTAATTTGTGTTTTGATAAACTTATAATTCGTTTTAAATAGTGATGTAATATCACTAGGTATTATTTTACGTGGGTCCCCTTTTTCATCTTCTATGTATATATAGTTATAATCGGACATCATTTCTTGTATCTCTTCGTGTTTTTCTTTAGGTATATGAGACCAAAATGTACTACCTACTACTAAATAAGAGTGGCTATTAATATTCATAGATATTGAAGAGTTATTCAAATAGTATAGTTTTTTAGAAGTTTGTTTAAAAAAATTTTTAATCTTTTCATTACACATAGACATAGTCCTGATGTTTTCCTTTTTAACATCTCTTTTTTTTGAATCATTGTAATATTCATGATTACCACTTACCATTATAATATGTTCATACAGAGGTAAAACTTCCATGATAAACCTTTTAAATAGTTCAAAATCCTCATCACTAGCCACGCAACAAATATCGCCTAATAAAGCGAGGACTTTAGCCGATGGCTTAAAACAAACTAATGATTTTTTATCTGCGACAAATTCTAAATGTAAATCGCTTACAATTTGGATATCTAAAGTCATATAATATACATTGGCATTTCTTTATAATTTATAAATATATTAATTACAAGAATATAAAGATGTCAGAAGAAAAATTACCTAGACACGAAACGGCATTTATTCATACGGGCTCTCTACGTGCTTCATCTATAATATTAGACGCAAAGCAAAGCACTGGACTTTATTTAAATGAATCAGAAGGCATAAATATTAAAATTAATAATCACCTAACTACTATATTCAATGCAAAATATATAGAGTATAAAACGCCTATCATAATAACAAATGAATCAAATGACATGGGTATCTTATTTAAAAAACCAAATGATAATAACTTATGGTGGAAGGGAAATGATAATGAAGAAATATGTTTATCTCAACCTTATAATACTTTATCCCATAACGAAATAACAGAACTTAAAAAAATATATAATGATTTACATTTAAAATATAATCAGCTAGTCAATGATCTACATTTAAAATATAATCAGCTAGTCAATGACGTCCAAGAATTTAAAAAGCCATCAACTCCCGTAGAACATGTAAAAATAGCACTTAATGCCATATCTGAAGTAGATCCTATAATAGAATTTAGCGAATTATCACCGATTAGAGAAGAAACAGAGTTCGAAATGAATAAAGGAACAGAGTTCGAAATGAATAAAGGAACAGAGTTCGAAATGAATAAAGGAACAGAGTTCGAAATGAATACAAATAAAGTACCAGAGTTAGAAATGAATACAAATAAAAAAGAGGAAGATAATATATCAATTTCTTCTGATGAATCTCACCATAAGACTTTTAATTCTATAGGTATAAAATATTCTTCATCTTCACAATTAGAGATAGGCGACGTTGTAGGTATAGATGCAAAGAAATCTATTGACAATGCTCTATTTATTGACAAAGTAATAGGAGGAAAATGGGAAATTAAGAAATTGGAAAAATCCCATCAATACTTTATATTGAATAATGCAAATATTTCTCTTCATATTAAATTTAATGTATTAAATGTTAATCTTCAGATTGGCGAACTTGTATTTAATAAATATATAATCATGTATAAAGACTGTGATGAAGATGATGAATTGTTAAATCTTGAAGAATTAGAATGCAAAAATTCAACAAATCCATTATTTTTAGAAAATCTATACGATGAATATAAAGATCGTTGTATAGTTAAAATGATAGCACTTACTACTAATGTTTATTTGATTGGAATTGTTAATTGCAAAAATAAAGTATTATTAATCAAATTGTCAATAAAAGATAATAAAATCATAGAACAACAAACCGTAATCCATCTACAAAAATCAATCGAGACATTTGATATATTATATGAAGGTGGAGATTTGGATATTTTAGTATTGACAATGTATAATGATGAAGATTTTAATATTACAGTTTCCCTTCTTACTGCCTCACCGCTTAACCCTGAAACTAAAATTATGCAAAAATATACAAAGAGTAATATTTCCGATACTATTATAACAGGACCCAATAAAACTTTAACAACATTATCAATCGTAGGACAGGTGATATTGATAGCGTATGCAAATACTAAAACGCTATTATGGCTTCCAAGCTCGGCAGAAAAGGAATTTAGCTCAGGGCCTACTACCACAAATCATAATATTAGTGATTGTATTAGTTTATATTATGATATGGAAAATTGCGTTATTGTCAGTGCTGAAAAGACATTAACTGATTATTGCTTTATCAATATTATGGATATATATGGGACAAAATTAGAAATGCAATTGAGTAAAAAAATTAACTCATTTACTACTATACCATTAGCTTTAAATTATAATAAATCAACATGTAGATTTATATTATTCTATACTAATGCCCTTTCCTATGGAAGCCTCAATGCCCAGATATTTTCCTACAATTGTGATAATATAATTACACATGCAAGGTATTCAACAGAAGAATTACCCATGTTAACAAATGAAAATTTTAATTCCTATCATATTGAAGATAATGTATTTATTTTATATTGCCAGTCTAATAAAAAAAGTATAGAATGTAAGTTCTTTGATAACTACAAAATTCAACCAGAGCTGTTTATCGGAATGGTACAAGATGTAGAAGAATCTTTATACAATATAACATTTAAAGGACAGGCATTTACATATGAAGAGAAACATCTTCCCTTTGATTTTATAGGAAAAAAACTATATCTAAATCATAACACAATACATTTATCATATCCATATAACATTACTACAAATGCTATAGGTAATACTTTTATAGGAACTGCTATTAATTATACGAGTATTATTTTAGGCTTGTGAGTTTATGTTTAACAACTATGTTGATAAACATAGTTTATCAACACTATTGATAAACATAGTTATTAATTAATTGATTTGAATTTTTTTTATTATAATATAATGTATCATATTGCCTTGATTCTAATTTTACTTGTTTTATGTATATATCTATACTACAAAAATAAAGTCGTAAGAGTCTATAGATTCTTCCGCCCTACTTGTATGTATTGTAGAAAGACACAAGCAGATTGGGAAATGTTTAAAGATAATTGTAATATGATGATTAAATGTGTAGATATTAATCTAGATGAAGCATCGCATAATGGATTTTACTCAGCAATGATTGAGAACTTTGAGATTCAATCGGTCCCTACTATTGTAGCGGTGTTGCATAATGGAATGCGAATTAAGTATGAAGGTTCGCGTACTGTAGATGATTTACTACGATGGTCAGAACAATTATAATGATAAAAGTATATTATACTTTTATACATACTTTTATACATACTTATATGCATACTTATAAATAATTATTATAAAAAAAATGAATTCTAATTAATATAATAAAGCTTATATCTATGAACTCCACTACTCGTTCATTAGAACATTCAAAGGTAAAAATGTTATATGGAAATATTCCAGTAGTAGAGAGCAATGATACTACTATATTACGTGAAACGCCTAAGCCTATTATTAATGATATTGAAACTTCTATTAAAAATATTATATCAACACCGCATAAACCTTCTAAGCAAGATTGGGAGATTATTAACGATTGGGTAAAATTTGGAAAACCAATTACTCGTCTTGTATTGATAAAATCTCCATCAAAATTGAGCCAAGAAGATAGCATTGGACCTATCATTCCTAAAAGAAGTTCAAAGATTTATATTATTGAAAATAAGAGCTATGTTAAGTATCCATGCGTTAGTAGCATGATTACAGAATTATATGAATTATTAACTGAAAAAAATTAATTATTACTTAATATTTTAATATTTTAATATTTTAATATATATTTTTTTTTTAATTAATATTATATAAGTCAATTAAAATGGAGGACAATGTTATGTATGGTTTAATAGTTGTTGCTGTCGTATGCTATATATATAGGGATGCGATAATGAATTTCCTTTCCTCTGATTCCACAAAGAGTGCTGTCGATTCTGCAAAGGATAAGGTAGTTAGTACCGCTTCGAGCGCCGCCAGTTCTGCTAATACCGCCGCCAACAAGACAGCAACTGGATCTAAGAACTTTATGAAGAACTATCAAGGATGCTATATGGATCTTGAGAAAGTTCCCAGATTTGCAAATAAAACAGAAAATCTAATGACATTAGAAAGCTGTGGAAATATTGCCCTAAGTAAAAACTCACCCTATTTTGCTCTACAAAATTCTCGTGGATTAAATGTAGGAACTTGTCATTATGGAAACCCTACTTCAAATCCTCTAAATTATTCAACTATTGGATTAGCTAAAAACTGCGTTAAAAACTGGAATGGTAATATGTACGGAGGTCAATTAGCAAATGCTGTCTATGCTACTCCTAATTATATACCATCGCTTCCGCTTACTCCAGCAAAACAAGGTTTTGTAAATTATGATGGACCCCATGGAGGAGTCGAATTTGGAAATATCCTTCCAAATTATTAAAATATAAATTTATATGTTTAAAAATATTATTTTTTTTAATTAATCTATTATATAAGATGTATTCACAACAGAACTATATGCAACAAGGCTATCCACAACAGGTTTACCAACAAGGCTATCCACAGCAGGTTTACCAACAGGGTTATCAACCAGTCATTCCACCAGCATATAATCCACAATATTATCCACAGGTTAATACACAACAGAGTTATTCACAGCAACAACAACCTACATCACAACCAGTTCAACAACCTACACCACAAACAGTTCAACAAACTACAAATACAACTACACCACAAACAGTTCAACAAACTACAAATACAACTACACCACAAACAGTTCAACAAACTACACCACAAGTAATACTTTCACAATCAGGAGAACCTATGAAAATGTCTGTAGATTATCCACAAAATTCAAATCTTGTGCTAGTTGATCCTGATTATAGAAAAGATAAAGCATTTGGAATAGAAAGAAAACTACATAATGTTATTTTGTTTCATCGTGCATTTCCTTTTTGGCAAGTTATTCTTGTAGTTCTTTGTATACTTGCATTATTTTTCTTATGGTTGTATTATTATGGTTGTGATTTACCTGTTATAGGTGCTATGTGTACAGTATTTGGGTGGTTTATAGCATGGTGGAAATTTTTATTTACAATAGGAGGTTATATATACGATGGTATATCTTGGGTATATCATTTAGCATTTTAAATTTATCTTGGGTATATCATTTAGCATTTTAAATTTATATCTCTTATTTACATTTATCTACTAGATCAGAAATATTTTGTAATAAGCTTTTAATGTCAGCATTTTCGTTATATTTGTTAAACATACAATTGATATATTTTTTAATATCGGATATATCAGAAGAGACCTCGAATTGATTGGAGATATTATATAACAAATCCGATAGCTCATTCAAGGTAATTTCTTTTGTAATAGATTGAATACCCGTTTCAATGCCTATATTTTTATTATCTATTTCTTCTACGTATATAGACCATAAATCATACATATGGCCGTCTAAATAGTAATCGTAGGATAAATAACCGTATCCTTTATCTCCCCAAGTAGGACCCCATGAATTACGTATTTTTAGTAATTGTTTAGAGTCATCGTATCCTACTATTAAAACAGCATGTCCTCCTATACTATTACCTATGCCATTAGGAATTATACCATTTATAACATTGTGTGTATTTTGATAACATTTTATTCCTGCAATGATAGGAACTTTCATAAATAAATTTGCCTTTAATAATTTCATGATTTCCATTCTGGATGCTCTATCGTGTCCTTCTTCAAATCTAGCATATGCTAACGCTTCATATTTTTTTGCTTCTGTATATGCAATCTTACTTGGTTGCTGTTTATAATCTCCATTATAAGGAAATGTAGAATTTAAACAAGTTCCATACCTTACTACGGAATCAAGTGCACTTCGAATATAAGCACCTGTATCATTATTTTGCCAATTTAATATATTAACTCTGGTAACCCAATATGTAAATCTTTCTGAAAATATTAATTGTGTACCTGTAATGGCATTTTCTAAATACTCCATAGCTGAAATAACTGCAAAAGAAGTACAACTATTCTCAGAACCTTGTGATTTAATAGGAGAACACATATTTGACAAATCTACAAAAGAGCCATAATTAAGCTCTCCATTATGATAAATAATCTTATCATTAGGATTAAAAGGGCTAGGAATTAAACTTAAATTAACATTTGGAATTTTTGACATTATATATTTTTTTATTAAATTTATATATTATAATATAGATATTTAAAAATGTCAGTTTTAAATTTAGCAGATGCCTCAGCATATATTTTAGCACGTGTCCAAGCTATTCAATTATCCGATGATAAAGATAGCTTATTTTCTCTCCTTTCTTTATGTTTAGTATTAGATAATGCATTTGCAAAATCATTAACACTAGATGGAAGTGTTGAGATTGATTCTAATCTTTTACATTTAAAACAAGAGCCAGTAAACGTAGAACCAGTTGTTGAACCAGTAGCCGAGCCAGTTGCAGAGCCAGTAGTTGCAGAGCCAGTAGTTGTAGAGCCAGTAGCCGAACAAGTAGCCGAACCAGTAGCAGAGCCAATTGCCGAACCAGTAGCAGAGCCAGTTGCCGAACCAGTAGCAGAGCCAGTTGCCGAACCAGTAGTTGTAGAGCCAGT